TGCCACACGAGCTTTCTTCTTATAATAGTCTGCCCGTTTGATCGTATTTTCTTCTTTTCTACGTTCTTGCTGTTCCAAATATCGGTCAACCGCTTCTCGTCCCCAACGGAACATGTCTTCTTTGTCGGCAAAGGTGGCAGATTNGAAACCTTTATAATTTTGCTGTTCAACATAGCCGCCAAGAGTATATGGGAAGTCTGTCTTTTCTATCATACAGCTTTGATATTGATTAGTGGCACAATTGTATCAATAATTTCTACCGTAGGTTCTATAAGCTCTTTTATTTCCTGAACATTTTTGTATGCCATAGGACTTTCATCCAATGTCCCTTCACATACGGAAGTGGAATACACTTTGCTCATTTGGGTTTTGAATGCGTCCATTGATAATCTTTCTTTAGCTTCGGAACGGGAGTATAAGCGTCCTGCACCATGTGGTGCAGAATAGTTCCAGTCTTTGTTTCCCTTACCACGACAAAGAAGAATACCGTCTGCCATATTCATAGGAATCACAACGTAATCATTGGCGTATGCGGCAATAGCCCCTTTACGGATTATCATATCATCAAAGCTGATATAGTTATGGACTGTCTCAACGGATATTGTAGCGTTCCAGCTCAAAGTTCTGATTATACGCTGTATAATCAACTTGCGGTTGAATGCGGCATATCCTTGTGCGATCACCATGTCACATAAATAGTGGAGCATTGCTTCATTTGTGAGATACCCGGAATATTCGGCAAATTTTTCCTTCAAACGTAGTATTTCAGTTTGCATGAATTGTGGCTCAACAGTGGACTTCAAGCGTTGAATTTCATTAGAAAAAGCCTTTTTATCAAATTTTGCTATTTCTGCATGGTATTTACAGACCTTCACACCAAAGTTGCGCGATCCGGTATGTATTGTAAGAAATATATTATTGGTTGACTCGGCACGCCCCAGTTCTATAAAGT